AATTCAGACTCTTTAATCATCATCCTGACCCTTTTTTTGCCATTACTATCAGGGGGAATAGATTTTATTTCAATTTTTTTAGAGCCAATTTTGGAATCGTATTTAGGTGCGTTTGCGTGATCCTTAGTAAACAAAGGAGGAAATTCTAGAGACTCATCAATAATACGGTGAGCTAAATGTTTCCTGAACACCAATTCGCCTAACACCCCCCAATACTCATCTGCGTATTCACCCTTTTCTTTATCTTGCCAATGCCTCTTTGAGCCGTAGCTTCTATGATGGTCACGCCTTTTTTTGGCAGCTTCTAGAGAGATCTTTTTCTCTTCAGCTGTTATCCTGTGCAACTTGTAATTATCTTTAATTAAATTCATCTTATTGGTCTTTTATGAATTTTCCATCCACCATCTTACCTGTCCTGTTTTTGATCTCCTCATATGCCTCATTTAAACAATAAGTAGGGTCTAATCCCAGCATCTTGGCCGCAATAATAATCGTCACTAACATGTCCCCTATGCCATCAACTACCTCTGGGTTGTTAAATGCCGATTGCTGAACCGCCTCTATTGTTTCATTCAACTCCTCCTGAGTCTTGTCTAACTGAGCTAAAGGGTTAGCGGCATCGAAGATGCCCCGCTCACTTGCCCAAATAACCACTTTCTCTACTAAAATCTCAAAGTTCTTCATCGTTTTTTTCTGTTTTATTTTGCTCCATTCTCTGGATATGTCTACTCCAAATATCATCTGGCTCCACGCTTAACGCATCCAACCTCTTCTGTATGCGATCTAGCAGCCTTATATTATATAACTCAATCGGAAAAGTTACAAGAACTTTTACAAAAACGCTCACGCAGCTAACCACGGCTAGCAACACACCAAACGTCAGGCCAATCAAGGCGCTAAAAAATAGGCACTCTATTTTTAATAGGGTAATTCTCATAATTGTATAAAGCGCAAAGAAATTATATGGCGTTACCCAGGCGGTGGCAATAAATATCCATAAGAGCTTGGGGGTTATAGTAAGCGATAGTTAACTCTGGTCAAGAGATTTTTTCAGGTTTAATAAAAAAAGTGTAATTCTAAGTATGCCTCAAGAATTATTAAACAGAATACACTCTAGCGCATCAGTATCATCAGGAGACTGGGCAAACTTTAGATCTGAAGTCACAGGCATGTATCTTTTGAGTGGGCAAGGGAATAAAGAATGGGATTCTCAACATCTAATCAGGGAATACAACAATAATATTGATGACCGATATAAAGGTTGGACTGGATCTTCCCCTGTAACTACTGGATTATTTATCGAGCCTTATAATGATGGGCTAAGTTATCAAGGAACAGGGGATTTTAGAAATTACCCCTGAACCTTTTCGATAGGCAAGTCGTATTCTTGGTACGGCAAAAACCAATGGTTACACTCCGATAAAACATCAGAAAGAAGAACCATAGACATCCAGTCTTTCCTACCATTGCGCTGGTAGCCTTTATATAAGCAGTCACTTACTTTTGTGACTCTATCTTTTAAATTACATTTGTCTTTAGCTAGGTTAAAAAGATCAATGTTTTTAACGTGAAGGAAGAAAGCTCCGACATCAAAAGCTATCCAGACAGGAGTACCTTTCTCGTTGCACCACCCAGTCTTACCATTTACATTAGTGAATTCCAGAAGAATTCGGCCTTCCCGCATAGAGTTCTTGATCCCTTTTAGATCCACAGTCTCTCCATCTACAATAAAATCAACATGGCCGATATCTTGCATCTTGCCCGTCTTCTTTATGGTCAATCCCGCTGATAAACATGAGTGGTGGTAACGCTGTGTGGACTCGCACATGATCTTTTTAGTGTGAGCGACATGACTAGAACCAGAAAGACCTTTAGCTTTATTCGAAATCATCTATACATATAATACAAAGGTAATTAAAAATTGCAAGAAAAAAAAGAAAAAACCCCCTACCTGCGATAGGTAGGAGGTTAATCTAGAAAACTAGACTATTTCTGCTTGGATTTACCGATATTTAACGCAGCCCAATCTATAAGCTTATAGATCTTAGCCCACGAACCTGACTGTGGGGTTGGGGTTGCAGCGGTGATGGCTGAAGCGAAAGCTATAGCAGCTGTAACTACGCCGAACCAAGGGTTATCTTGAACCAGTTGAATGAGTATGTCCATACTGGTATTTACACTAGCAAGTGTAATTATGAATCGATTTGTTTCGTGGCATAACCTTGGTATTGATTCGCTGGATCTAACTCCCAGCCTTTAATTCCGAACTTATGCGCTCCAATCTCTCCACTTGTTAAGTCGTGGATTTCTGGAGAGTCTAACCTATGACAACAAGAATCAACAGGATTGTCTCGCTCATTCAAGATTACTATCATCAATTCTCTGTAGCCATTATCTCCAACAATTTGACTATTATATCTACAATTCATACAAGAAAATAATTTTTACTCCGCACTTATTACGATGTAATCGTGAAACTTTTTATAACTCTCTGCATATTCGACGCACGATTTAAAATCGCCAGTATAATCAATGGACGAGGGATTGACCACAAAGAACCTTCCTTGAGGGGCTAGGTATGGGTCGGAATCCTTGACTAAATGGGTAGAGGATATTCTCCATTCAACCCCCTCCCTCTTGACAAGGGTCTTGAATTTTAGCATATCAGATGGATGAGCGTCTTTCTCATACTCTCTAAGCATTTTATCAAGCTGCCACTTAGTCAAAGTGACATGAGCTTCTAGCTTTTCTGGAGAGACTACTCTTACGGTCTCTATTGTCTCAATGATTGGATTGCGGTCATGCCATGCGGCTAAACCTAAGACTGAAGCGAATAGGACTAATGTCGTTATCTGGAGCGTATTTTTCATAACTGCTACAGCGTAGCAGCCCAGAGTTCTTTGGCAAGCACATTATTCACTTCCCTTCTAATGATTACAATCGGGTCTTTGTAAAAATTACAGTCTTCTATTTTGTCTTTATTGTATTTCCAATATGTCAAAGCGCTATTTAAATCGTTAAACTCTGGTGTGTTTGCTATAGGTTCGTACTTAAAACTTCTGTCTTTAGCTATTATATGGACTTGCCTATAATTCTTCATTCTTTATTTGATTTTCCCCATCTTTACGGACTTTTTTGTTCTGTCGTCGTTTCCCAAAAGGTCTTAAATGCCGCCACCACTCCACTGTTTTCACTGCACCCTTCCCTTTACTCGCGCTCGCCATGATTATATTTCTACGTATTCAGGAGCAATCTCAGCGATTTCCCTACATAAGCTTTCGATCTCTTTTTGGGACATTTCTTTAGCCATCTTTTTTAGTTTGGCTACCTCTATGTAGAATTTTTGATATTGCTCTCCTTGATTTAAATAATCTTTTGTTTTGAGATCGTAAATAAAAGAATCATAGACTTCGTATCTTGTGGAGTCTATACACTTTTCTATAGGCTCAAACATAGAGTTGCCTACTACATAAGTGAAAATATAATTAGGGTCTACTTTTATTTTTACTTCGGTCATCGGCCCATATTAACCTTCACGTATTTTATGTCCACTAAAAAATTCTGATTCTGCTCCTTATCTTGGAAACATGCCTACTTTTCTCTAAAACAGAGCCGCCTTCTCTACTCCCTCCCCCATTCGTGTTCCCCTCTACAGTCTTAACGTATCCTTTAGCGTCTACGTCTCCAACAGCCAAACCAATATGAGAGAACTCAAACACCACGATATCTCCCGCTTTTATATCCTCATTAGTTGGCTTACGAAGCTCTACGCCTTTACCTGATTGCTGTTTAGCCCAGTTTTCGAAATCCCAAGCCGAAGCGGTTTGAGGGCGTTTGCATTCTACGTCTTTTTGTTCAACAGCTTCTCTGACTACCCAACAAATAAAAGCTGCACACCACGGCCAAGCCGCTTTTGGGTCTAACCAAGTAGCAGCCTTATATTCGTTCACTCGGGGGCCACAGTTTGTTCCGTCTACTTCTGAAACCCCTATCTCTCCCCTAGCTATAGAGACCATGATATCAGCGATACCTCCACCTACTGTAGGGCCACCCTCCTTGGATAACTCTGCGAGTATAGCGTTCCAAGTGATTGGCCCATCTCGACCATCATCGGAAACGCCAATTAAGTTTTGGACAGCTTTGATTACTTGTCTTTTCCCTTTAAAATCCATTTTATTATTTTTTAATAAATTTATCGGGGTTTCTAGCGAATTTTTCCCCGATCCGAACAATGCCAGTAATAACTTCTGGACTAATGACCCCAATGATACCATAAGTAATAGCTTTAGTTAAAGATGAAACATCTGTTTGTTCTAGAACGAACCAAGCAATAGTCGCAGCTATAGCCGCTGTTATGATTTTCTTGAATTGTTCTACGCAAGACAGATTTTTATTAGCATGTAGCAATCTAGCGCACATAGCGACCGCCCCTATAAAAGAGACAATCCACCCACCACTTATAAACTCTTTAAGTATAGATTTCTCTGGCTCCATGTTATACTAATTACACTTTATAAAAAAAAAGCCCACTTTCCATTGATATTTTTTCAAATATTAATTATTTAAATGGATAGACTTCTCGTTCGAGACGACGAAACCTTGCATCAGAATGCCAAACCTCATCAGTATTAGGCATATAAATACCTTCTTTAGTCGGAATCGGCTCCCCTTTCTGTAGTTTCAGAGTGGAAGGTTGATAAATATTTAAATCGCGAACGTTCGGAGGTAAGTCTTTCGCGCAAGAGGTCAGCCCAATCAGCATCATTACTAGTGCCGCTCTGCCTGAGAGCTTCAATTTCTTTAATGATTTCATATTCTTCTTTATCATGCTCTTTTTGCAAATCATAATAAAACCTTTTGTTCTTTAAGGTCAAGAACAGTTCTAAAGATTTTAAAAGAGATTTAATTAATTGCAACATCAAGCTTCTGCTCCATGAGTGTATATCTTCTCCTCTGTTTTTTCTAGGTCATTAGCTACTTGAGTGACATAGCCGCCGACCACCCTTGCACAATCAATAGCCCATCCGCGAGACCCTTCGAGTTTGGCGCTGTAACCGTGATGATATTCGCCTTTTCGAGTGTATACTTTGTAAAAAGTGGTTTTTGTTTTCATTTGTTTGGTATGAATTCTAAAGAAATATTGCCGACATTCTGTTTATTGTCTGACAGATGCCCATAGATGGTAACGGCATTAGGTAAAAAATCAATACCTTTTTCGTCTAGTAGGTAAATGTCTTCCCCGTCAGAGAATTTTCTTAACAGACCATGTTTGATTTTTTCTGTACCACGCAACAAAAGATCTTTGCCCATTAAATGAGCAGTAGTCTTGTTCGTCCCCACAACTTTAAATTTGATTGTCATTATATCTCTATTACACCAAACAACAGTGTTGTTTTCATCGTTAAATATTATGACTTTTTTATCATACCTTTCAATGAATTTTTTAAACGATTGACATTTATGTTTTCTTCTTATGTTGCTTTTGATGTAATTTTTACCCAACTCTTTCATAGCGTGATCGAATATACCTCGCGCAGTAGCCATCAAATCGGGACTGCTAAAGTTTTTTGTGATCATAAAGATAAACGTGAGGTCTAAATAATCTCCAGAATCTAATATAAAAGCAGCCACTTTAAGTTCCGAGTCCTCCTCGACAATATATACCTGAGAATTCTTACAATAATTTAAGAATAGAGACTCTATTTTCTGCCTCCTTAAATGAGGAGAGCGTATATAATCTAGGTCATAAGGTTTCGAGCTTAAAAAGAAATCATAAAACTTAAGTTCCAACTCCTTGTCATAGTTTTTTAGATGTGTAATTTTCACTTCTTTTTAATATTATATACTAATAAAGTGTAAATTACATTATGGCGGAAGAAGGAAAAAACAAAGTAGCACGTAGTTTATTAGACCTACAGCCGACCGCATTATTAGAATTGTTTAGGGTTTACCCAGACAGAATTAACAATCCGACCGTATGGTTGGGGTTTCATGGAGGGGCCGTCTATTCTGAATCTATTCAGTGGCAAGGTTTTAAATACCTACCTTTGTCTATGGAGAGCGAAGGATTTGATATATTAGGCGATGGAAAATTAGCTAGACCTAAAATCCGTGTAGCTAATCAAAATAATATCATTACGCAACTCCTTCAGGTGCATAAAGATTTTAAAAATGCCAGTTTTGTTAGAAAAAGAGTATCCGTTAAATTTATTGACGATGAAAACTTTGAGGGTGGTAATCCTTTTGGAGAAGCTGATCCTAAAGCAGAATTGACAGACGAAACGTGGCTAATGGGCAGAAAAACTCAGGAGTCTAAGCTGTTTGTGGAGTTCGAACTTAATTCACCATTGGACCTTGAGGGGTTTAGCGTTAATTCTCGTAGCGTTGTTTCTAAATTCTGTTATTGGCAATATAGAGGAGAGGGATGTAGGTATCAAGGTCTCCCTATAGAAAGGAGTGATGGCCAAAACTTCCAAGACCTCGGTGGAAGCGGAGTAGCACCTAATTACACCCCACAATCTGGTTACGCAGGTTCATTTTTCGATAATCCCACTTCTATATGGGCTGCGTCAACGCCATATACCAAAGGTAATATAGCGATAACGCAAAGTCCTACTATTTTCTTGGCTAACTCTGATCCAAATATACAGGGGCAACCATTAAAAACAGCATACGTCTGCGTCCAAGATAATTCAGGGCAACCGCCAGAAGACAACCCCAGCTTCTGGCAAAGAGATGGGTGTACTAAAAAACTTTCTGCATGTAAAAAAAGATTCAATGAAATTGATTTGATAGGGTTTGTCGAAGGCCAAAACGTCAATAGCGGTTTTAACGCAATCCAGATTTCTGGCCAAGCGAGCGACACCCAATTGAGCCCATCTTCCGAAGGCTCATTTCCAATCCCAACTAATACAGCTCTATTTCATAGTACTGCCTCAGAATTAACAGGACAGTTAACTGGAGAATTCACTATAATGGGCTGGGTTAATATCAATAATATCAGCCCAGTAGGAGCAGGGATCTTAAGTACTTCGCCAAGAGACGATCAAATGTGGCCGAATAATCAATGGTTAAATATCAACGCTAATACAACTACAATGGCCTGGAGAGACGGGCGGAGGAAAAAAAGAGGCGATGCGACGAATCAGATCGCGGCTAATTATATGGGAGCTAAGATAGACCCGACTAACCCAAGCTATAGCAGCAACTCTTATAGGACCATAAATCTACACGAACAACAAATAGGTGGTAATTCGAGGGATTGGGTTCAATATATAATAACAAATAGTAAAGATTCCGAAGCCATCAATGGAGTAGGAGAAGATCAGGCTACATTGATTAAGTTCTATGTTAATGCAGTAAATCAATCAACAAATGTTAGTTTTAGAGCCAATCAGGACGCAGGACATTTTGCGACAAGTAATCTAGGTAATTTCGCCAGCTTGACAGAAAGAAAAGCTATGAATTGGCCAGCTGTTCGGAACGCGACGACCGCTCTGCCTGAGACATTTATGTTGGGCGCTGTTAAGTATTACCCAGGGAGGATAGGCTCTTGGAATTCGCCACCACACTACCCCTCGACACCCTATATGACTTCAATGAACGGAGCGCTTGGACCTTGGGCTGTATGGAATAGACCTTTGAATGATGAAGAGGTAGAATATCTTTACAAAAAGATACCAACTCCAAATAGCGTTTCTAATACTTTGGATTTTGCTCCGCGAAATTATTATGAATGCACTGGGAGTTTTGGGACTATAACTGGTAGCGGGGATGGATCACTTTCTTACGGAAAAGACAGTTTAGTCGCTTGGTGGGACGCTAGCACGGGGATAGTTGACGGTGGTTCTACCGTGGGGATGCTCGATATCCATACGGGGGGTATTCATTTAACTGGCAGTGGAGAATTTAAAGGAATCTCCCAGGATTATAAAGAAGCCCCATTAACTCTCCTCCAAAACCCAACACCGACATTCCCTAACTTTGGAGGGTTTCCTGGGACTGACGGATTTAGCTATGCAAGAAGTACATAAGTGCAAAGGGGAAGTCACAGCCCTACATAAAATAAAAGAAATATCTCATGAGCATTTTAAACAGGAAATCTGTGGATTTTTAGGTTATGATCATGAAAAAAAAGAATTCATAATTCAAAAAGAGGACAATATCGCAACAAACCCTCAATCACATTTCTTAATAAACCCCCTAAGCTATTTGCTCTTCAAAGATTCTTATAGTATGATAGCGGTTTTTCATAGCCATATCGTAGGAGATGAAACAGAATCTGAATTTGATGTCAAAATGTCAGACAATTGTTGCCAACCATTTTTGATATATAGCCTGAACACAAAAAAAATAAATATTTATACGCCCGAAACTATAGAATCAGATGTAAATATATTGGAAAGGATAAAGGCTGTAAAATGACAATAGTAAATATACATGGAATTCTAGGGCGAGAGTACGGTAATTCGTTCTTATTAAGCCTACCTAACCCAAAAGATGTTTTGGAGGCCATAGATTGTAACAGGCAGGGGTTTTTACAACGATTAGTAGAGCTACAAAGAGAAGGTCTTTGTTATGATATGATTATCAATAAAAAAAGAATTACCAATGGACCAGATATGGATCATATGTCAAATCCAGCTACTGTAGACCTTGTCCCAGCTATCTCAGGTAGTGGCCCCTTAATGGCCCCACTTCTCATGACTACGGGCTTGTTTACGGCAGGGTCAGCTGGTCTCGCTTTCGCGGCTTCCATAGCTAATTTCGTCCTTTTCGCGGCTATTAGTTACGCTCTAACACCTAAACCCGAAAACGAAGCTTTAGAAATATCGTCTAAAGCGTCAAAAAGCTCTTTGATTTTTAGTAATACTGTCAATTTAGCGAGTCAAGGGTCACCAGTCCCCATAGGCTATGGACGCTTACTAGTCGGCTCGCAAGTTATACAAGCCACAATAAAGTCTTTCCCTCAACACCAAGCCCCCTCAAAAGCTTTACGAGGTAGCGAAAGTAACCCCGTTTTTGTAGGAAATAGAGTATTATGAAGCATCTTCTCAAAAAGCTGAGCATCGCAGGAGCAGGAGGCAAAGGCGATAAACCTAAACCTCCTATTTATAAACCCCCTGTTATGGGGGAACTCCAATATGGAGCTTCGCACAGCTATGCGGAGACGTTGGATTTATTAAGCGATGGGCCCATCGAAGGTATTGTTAATTCACATGGAGAATTAGTAG